ATACCTTTTGACTGATGCTCTTATTTCGTGGTGAATATGGTGTATTGATTCTAGACCACGAATGTGCTTGATCAAGAAGATGCCACTTATAATCCATCAATTGACGATAGATGAATCGCTTCATACCATGTGTCCCGTTCGCTTCTCAGTTGCCCGCTTAGCATCGATCTTAACGATGGCCTCGTCAATATATTCCTTCGTCGCTCGAAGGCGCTGCAGGTAATTGTTGCGTACCATTGGGTTGAATTCATTCATAGCACCAGAACCTAGATCGATAACGGCTGGCGGCACCATGTGCATACGGTCTTTAAGCATTGACTGTTCCTTCTAGTGGATCGAGTGCTTCAACTACCGAGGTCTTTGCGACCTCTTCATCTTGTGGTAGGAACTTCTCAATTCCTACATTACTCTTTTTCTTATTTTTTGTCAATTTTAATTTGCTTTCGAATGACTCGACCACTTTCGACATCGAATCGTTGAAGACTTGTGTGTTGTGGCGGTTGCGGTGAGAGTCGTCTCCGTTCTGTAGCTCGACCAGAAGATCGTTCAGCAGACCGTTGTTGATGTTCTTGTACTTGATGTAAGCCTGCTTCTTTTCCCGGCCGATCCTGCGAATGAAAGCATTCCATGCTACCATCGTGAAGTATGAGAACGGATTGGTTGACTTGTTCGGATCAAAGTTGTGGGCTGCAGCTACGCAGTTCTCAATCGCGTCACCAATCATTTCGTCTCTGTAGGAATAATTGATAAAATTAAATTTGAACCCAAGCTTGTTACAGATCTGCATAAATGCTTCACCGATGTATCTTGGAAGTTGAGGAGGTGGAAGACCTGCTTCTTTGCATAGCTCCTCATTCGCGCGATGTGCTACGAACGCGTCCCAGAAGTCTCGGTTGTTGATGTAGTGAACTGACTTACGACGGGCCACTTTACGAACTGGTTTTACTTCAGACATACTAACTTTCATTTATAGGTTCATTGATATCTAGATCATACACAGGAAGGGTGGGAACAACTGCCTGATGTGTTTCTCGCGGGTGCCTATGGTTTCCTACCTCGTGTGTGCTTAACTGCACCAGAAACGCACAGTTTAGTCTATTTTGGTTTATTTGCTGTGACTGCGTCTATTTCGGTTGACATTTCGTGAAAACTCGGTATAATAGCGACTGAGCTCTTTCAAATCCTATAGAGGAAGCTTAGGCAAACCCATCAACAGGCATCACGGCAAACTCGGCGGGAGTAATCTCGGTCTTGATTGGATCATCGTTATCCATTCGGTTGATCCGATCGATCCTACCTTCCAGTTGAGCAGAGGCAACCTTGGTGGCACGATCGAAGTTCTTGTCGGTCCATACTTCAGCAAATCTCACGGCATTATCATAGTAGGTTTCAAGCTCATCGTTGGCTGGAACGAGAGTAACGATGTGGGCGGTATTGACCTCAACGAAGTTCCATGCTGTACCCGGGATATATCTGATGAGTCCCATTGCAACTTCACCGTCTCCCATATCCATGTCACGTAGCACCATCGGTTCATGAACTCGATAGACTCGTTCAACCGGTTGAGTGATGCGACCCATGATGTCTTCACCATTCATAAGCTTGACATGCCACACCAGATTGTATCCAACTGGAGCGGCTTCAATCTCAGGAGCTTCATCTGGTGTTGATTCAGGAACTTCTTCACTCATAGAGTCACCTTATCGATCTTGTATTCAAAACGTTCCTCGTTGTAGATCTTGACACGCTCAACGAAGTGTTTCAGGGTGTGATTCTGTTTAGTCTTCCAAGACAGATCATCAGCAATATCGTACAAGATTGCGGTACCTTTCAAGACCATCTTACGAAGCACTCGTCCGATAGACTGGAGTGTTCTGATACGAGACTTACTTGGTGAGGCGAAGACGAGATTATGAAGTCTCTTGATGTTTGTTCCCGTGGAAAACGTACCAAGCGAAGCGACGCAGATAGCGTTCTCTTCATCTTCCATAAACCGTCTGATTGCTTCACGGTCATCAGCGTTAACTGATCCCGAAACGAAGTATACGGGTCTGTCTCCGGCTGCATCTTTGATGAGCTTGTAAAGAGGAACTCCATGTTTCTCCACGTAGTTGTATAAGATGAGTGTGTTACCCTTTAGCGATAGGGCAAGATTCTTGATGAATTCGTTGCGCTTCTTATTGCCAACGATGAAGTCAATCTCATCTTTGTATGCAAGACCCTTGATTGATTTACGCACGTCATCGGCGTATTGGAGCAAGATGCATCTGATCTTGAAATCTGCAAGATGCTTCTGTTCAATGAGTTTTGCTGTAGTAGTTACCTTAAAGACCGGTCCGAAGAGACCCTCGAGAACGAGTCGATGCGTCTTGGTTCCGTCTAGTGTTCCAGTAAATCCGAAGCGATACTTACACTTATTGAGTTTGAGCATCGTCTGTTGAACAGATTTAGCTGCGAATAGATGGGCTTCGTCACCGATGACAACATCGAATCGAGCGAACCATTCCTTGGACATCTTGTAGCATGACTGCCACGTCGTCACAACTATCTTGTGATCGGTGTTCTTGTCCTTACCGGCCGTGATGCCTGTAGTAACACCTTCCTTAAGACCGTACTCCACGAAGTCTGACTGCATCTGTTGGACAAGAGCAGTAGTCGGAACTATAATCAACGTCTTCTTGTTGTAGAAACGAGTGATCAGATAGATCATGAAACTTTTGCCAGAAGCAGTTGGGCTCAGCGACAGAGATCTTCTGTTTCTGACAGCGTTGACAAAGCAATCGATCTGATAATCTTTTGGCTCGTAGGTCGTCTTTATCAAACGAGCGAAGTCTTTGGCTTGTTCTGGCGAGAAATCTAGAGAAGAGAAATCTGATAGATGTTCGCATTGGTACTCGCGCTCTGTACAAAACTCTTCAACGTAATTTCTAAGGCCGGCGAATAGTGTACAAGATAAGGTATTGAAAAGATTAACTTTGCCATTCCAGATCTTGTTTCTGTACGCAGGCATAAACTTATACCCAGGAACGAAGAAACTGAAGTAGTCGAATAACTCTTGAGCGATTCCAGAGTCGCAATGTATCTTTATGTACGTCTCGTCGAGGTACTCAATGCCGACCTTATCCACTATCCTCCGTTTCTAAACTTTTCCCACTCAATGCAGCCACGAAGATACCAGTTACGTGACTTAATCTCATCAATGATCGACCTCAAGAGTTCGACCTTCTCATTCTGTATTCCAACCTTGAGCGTTGAGTCTACTACGTCTTTATCACAGTCAATGTATGGTTGAGCTTCCGCCTTCAGAAGAGCACCCCGGGAAGGAAGCGTCCAACCCTTCTCTTTAGTTTCAGGAGTATGACCCTGAGTATAGAATTCGTACTTGTCTAACTTGAGTTGCTTCTGTTCAGCAGTCAATTGCAGGAGTCTGATTCTCTCCGCCGACAGGATCTGAAAGTATTTATGATGCAGTTTGGGGAGCTTTAGAAGCTCGCTCCCAATCTCTGTTTTATCGATGTTGGAGTCGGTGCTCCATAATGCATAAATGTCTTCAAGCTTCATTCTGCTATAGTAACATCAATACGATTAAATGTCAACCGCTGCTACGTCAGCCATCGTCATCATCGAATACATTTGAATGGTGTAGCTTCAATGCATCGTGTGGAGGAAGCGTTCCGTCTTTAACATCCTCGCCGCCGTTATAGTATTTAAGTTCAGTGTGAATGTGTGAGATCTTGTGTCTCTTAGCATACGCTAGACGATGATTGCCCTCCATCACATACGCATGACCTTTGTGATTGACGCCCACCATGATGGGATGCTTCTCGGAGTCAAATTTTGATGGGTGTCCAATCTGCTTCTCTACGTTAGCAGCCTTTGGTTTCTTTGGATCGTCTCGGAATTTCTCTTCACCCATCGCCCCAGGAAGATGATGCAGCACAGCCACTGGTAGTCGTAGATTCTTGCTGAAGTAACCTGTAGTTCCACCTCTTAGACCGTGTCTCAGCGTATCCTTATCAGCATCCGCTTGCTTATGCTTGAGCCAGTCACCACCAGGATTATCAGTCCTGAACTTTGGAGCATCGTCTTTGTTTTCTACGATGAAGCGTTTGAAAGTTTTCATGTCGTCTTCACCACATTAAAATACGTATACGCGAAGATGGCGTTGCACTCGACATAATCTACTGTATTGAGTGTAGATGTGAAATCAAGAGTGCCGAGATAAACTGGAAACGCGTCGTTGAAGATGAACTCAGCTCGTGGATTCTGTTTACCTGAAAGCGCATGAACTGAGATCGTATCCTTTTGACTCTTCTCGATTGCAGCAAACTGGCCAGAATTCTCTGGGAAACCTAGCGCGGTAATCCAATTGAACAGCTCAAGATAGTTAGTCAGATCCTCGTCTACCTTGAATTGAATAGACAGGTAGTCAAACTGGATGTGATCTCCGACCTCGGGAATGACTACGAGTGGGTTTGGTTGTCCCGCGGGCGGTAGCGTGATCGACGGGATGCTGACCTTCTGCATCAGGTAAGACACAGTCGGAGCCTTGCCGATCCAAGCTCGCCAACCTAACTGAGAGAGATAATTGTGATCCTGATCCATGTTGATATTTATCCATCACGCAAAAGAAAGGGGAGACCCGAAGATCTCCCCTAATTTCTGGTTGGTTAACCCAACTCTTGTAGTGTGTAACAACTACATCAGGTTGGCGATGAGGCTCCGGCGGTAGTAGAGGTTCGTGTCCGGAGTAAGAGCACCGAGACCTTGGGTCAGACCCTGGGCGAATGGGTTGGCTACCATGCCGTAGCGAGTCTTGAACCCGATGCGGGGTTGGAAGGAAGCCGGATCAACCGCACGAACCATTTGGAGAGGAACGTAGGGGCAATAGAATAGGCCGGCATCGAAGGAGCTTGCACCCTTGTAGCCAACTACCATGTAGTCGCCGGTGGTGTAAGGATCGATGTAGACCTTGAAGCGACCGTTCAGAATACCAGCGAAGGTGTTGCCGGTGTCATCAACTTCGAGGTTGTTGGCGAGAGCGGGAGTGTAGTCCAGCTTGCCGGTCATCTGCAGAGCAGATGCAACGTCCGAGGAACAGATGATGACGTTACCCTTGCCGCGACGAGTGTCTTTGGCAATCTTGTTAGCTTCACGCTCCAGTTGGAACATGAGGCCCTTGAACTTTTCAACTGACCAGCGGCCGTTGGAGTCGGTGTCTAGGTCGAAGATACCAGCAGTAGTTGTACCAACTTGGCAACCCGGGACGCCGGTGACCACGATTGTACGAATAAGTTCGCGATTGATTTCAGCAAGCATTTCAGTTGCTAGGATATTCGAGAGTTCAGTCTCTGCGTCTAGACCGTGGATTGCCTTCAGGTCTTGGGCAATTTCCATGGTGTAGCCGGCTGCGAGAGCGCGTTCCTTGGCAGTGACAGCAACCTTTTCGATGCTGAATGCCATTTCTGGGAAAGCAACGTTGCCGGTTGCACCAAGAGCTTCACCCTGGGCAGTCGACATGCCGGTACCAGTGTTATAGGCACCGTTAGCAGCGTTGTTAGAAACTGCAGGAAGAGTACCGACTTGCTTCTGACCAAAGGTGTTGGCACCAGTGGTAACTGAAGAGAACGTGGTGTCAACTTCGTTGTAGAAGGTTTCGTTACCAGTTTGGCTGGTGTAGCGTGAGCGCATCGCGAAGATGAGGCCGGTAGGACCGGTCATCGGCTGGACGCCCGCAACATCGAAGGCCATCAGGTTAGGAGCGGCCCGGCGAACCAGGCTGATCATGATGGGATCGAAGGTGTCGATGTTACCGGTGCCGTGTGTGGAGCTTGAACCGCCCATGGCGTTGGCAGGAATGGCGGCTTCATCAAGAAGACGATACTGACCTTGAGTGCCGGCTTGCTTACAAGCAATTTCAGTATTCTCCATCATGATGGAGACGGCGTCGCGAACGGACTTCTTACCGATCTTCGGAAGGTCTGCGTGCTCGATCATGGGAGCCCACTTGGTGTTTAGTTCTTCGAGTAGCATATTAAGTTAACTCCCTAGTCTTCTTGGGTTTTGATTATTTATCAGCCAGCGCTTCTTAGCGACTGGCCATTACTTTTGTGGTGGCTTGGACGTATCTATCAACGGCTGGATCAGTCGCTGTGGTCTTCTCGGAAGTATTTTCTTCCTCGAAGGTTTCAGAGAGTAGGCCCGTGTCACCAGCAGGCTTCTTGAAATAGTGTTCCTTGACGATCTTGATCTTAGCTTGGTAAGCTTCAACATCGCCATCGAATTCTAGGTTCTCGGTAAGGGTACGAAGCCGTTCGGCATCTGACATCACCATTCCCTCAGCAACGGTATCGAAAGCTTCATCCTTGCCGGCAACCACTTCGGTAGCCTTTAGAGCGGCATTCTCGCGAATGAGTTCGTCAGCTGCAGTTTCTAGTGCCAGAACCTTTTCTTGAAGAGCCTCGACAACATCTACACGATCCTCAGGAACGTCGATGTAGTGTTCGGCAAAGAGATTCCGGAGGCCGTCGATAAATTCCATCGTGGCTTCATTACGGAGTGAAGACTCGATCGCTACGGCGTTGTCTTCTGCCCAAGCCTTGACTGCGTAGTCAAGATAGGCGTCAACCTGTTCGGTGAGTTCTGTGCGGATCTCATCAACTTCTTCAGTTAGGCGAGTCTCGAATGCTTCTTCCATCTCTTGACGCTCAACAATCATGCGAGCTTCTAGAGCGGCTTCGAAGAGAGTGGCTGTACGAACACGGAAGTCTTCAGAGAGTTCATCTTCATCGGTGAAGAGACCATCAACGTCTTCCTTGACGTTGTGAGCCTTGATGGTGTTCTTGTTCTTTTCAGCGGCACCACCGGGAATCTTGTCGGCTTCATGACCGATGAGGGCGATTGCTTCGTTGTGCCACTTGGACAAGTCTTCGATGGACATACCAGCAACCTTGCTCAGAAGATCCTTCATGACGCCGGACTTAGTGGCGCTAGCTGAGGTGTGAGCCTTGATGGTCTCGCCGGCAGCGGTTTCGTCGAGAGCTTCAGTCTCAGGCTTTGCAGCTTTAGTCATTATGATTGATCTCCAATGAGTTCTTTGTGATATTTATACTGATGAAATCTTTAGCGCTTAGAAAGCGTTTCTAGATAGGATTCGAACATTTTAGCCTTACGTTCCTCAACAACGTGTCTAGGAATCGACTTGATTTCTCTCTTGATCTCTTCGATCTTCTGCTCTACGAAGGTATTCTTGGCTTCATCGTAGACAAAGTCTAGGCCTTCCATGATGCCTTGGACGAGGGCTGCAGGAGCTGATGGATCTGCAACAATATCTGCAGCAGTTGAGAGACGGAAGTCACTCTGAACTTCCATGATACCTGAGACTTGCTTGAGTGAACCAAGTGCTCTTGAAGAAACACCGATCTGCGCGCCGCAGTTAATTAGACCCATTGCTGTTCTGCCGGAAGGAGTATCTGCTAGACGAGCCTTCCCGTGATAGTCTGTGCCTTCCTTGCGAAGATCAACGATCAGGTGTGACACACGATCGAGATTAATCTGAGGACCCTGTGGATGCCCAAGTTCTCCCATCGCTCGCTTGGTGTTCACCGATTCTTTGATGTAACGAGCAACTTCACGGTCCATCACTTCCTCAGGATAGATACGACCGTTACGATTCTGAATAGCAGACTGCAGGAACACGCCTGTGATGTACATGTTCTTCTTGCCGTTGCCGGCGTCTTCTTCCAGATACGAGACGTCCTCGTTGAGTTCGGTGATAAGTTTCATCTTAGTATACGTCTGACGGAGTGTTTACTGACTTTGACACTGCATGCATCTGTTCGG